ACCTTAATGCCATCCACTTTGACTACTACGCAGCCAAGTAACCCTTAATCCCTACCGTAATGAAGTATGAATACCTCTTAATCATCGTTCTCTTCCTGTTGGCGTTGTACAAGCTCTACAGCCTATACAGGGACTATGAACCGCACATAGCCACCGTACTGCTGCCTGAAGACCACAAAAAGGTCTTCCTTGAGTATTGGGAATACTATTCCTGGTACGACAGTGCCGGTATGCAGATATGGTCCAAAAGAATAAAACGCAAATACCTGTTCACTGTATGATTACCCCAGGAAGCATATCACATCTCATGGAGATTTGGCGGCAAAGGGCAAGTTCCTACACTTCAGACTATCCTCCCGTGGAAGATGGCTATAAGATAGCCGTCTCTGAGTGCATCAACGACCTTTCGGAGCTGTGCTTTCCTCAATCCCAGGACTTGTGCGACCTCCCTCCTGAGGAGGTGCAGCACTATCTTGAGAGCCAGGAGGCCGACAGCTGCCTCTCCACAATGGAAGCCCATGAACAGGCAGTATAAAATGTTATATAATCTATGACAAGACAGGAAACATATTCCATCGCCCTTGACAGCTTCAACCATAACAAGTGCGTTGCGTTGGAACTCCCGACAGGAATGGGTAAGACCAGGCTATCCATTGATTTAACCAACATCCTTTGCATAAGGAAGCCCCACTTGAGGATACTTCTTCTCGTCGCCAAGACGGTGCATAAACAGAATTGGCTGGATGAGATAAGGAAGTGGGGAGGACTTGTAAATGCCCCTGCTCTTACCATTGAGTGTTATGAGTCTTTGAAGAAACACGCTGGGGAGACCTTTGACTGCGTGATAGCGGATGAAGCCCACCATCTGAAGTCGGAGCTGAGACAGGACCTGTTCAGGTCCCTTACGGTGAATGACAAGATACTGCTCCTCTCCGCCACCTTTCCCAAGGTGCTCAAGCAATGGCTGAGGTATTTCTTTCATGCCTCCTTTGTCTCCGCCTCCTTGCAGGATGCCATTGATGATGACGTACTTCCTGAGCCTGAGATTATCCTCTTCCCCCTCACCCTTGACAACAGGAAAGCGACCGAGACCATAGAGATTAATCCGAAGGTCAAGGGACGGACTTATACTGGCTGGTATGCCTCCGACTACTGGAAGTTCAAGAAGCAAAGAGTACATGCGAAGCTAACGGCCACCAAAAGACAGTATCTCCAATGGCTCAACAATGAAATCCTGTATAGGAAGAACTCATTTGAACGCACCCACTTTGAGGGACTGAAGTTCCAGTGGCTGCAACTCTGCAACCGGCGCCTGGCTTACCTTGCCAACTGTAAGAACCAGTTTGTGTACAACCTGCTCTCCGTCCTACAGGATAAGAGGACGCTCACTTTCTGCAAGTCCATTGAGCAGACCGAGGTGTTGGGCAAGTATTGCATCCATTCAAAGAATGACAAGGCCGAGTATTACCTCCAGCAGTTCAATGACAGGAAGATAAGGCACATCACAGCCTGCCAAGTCCTCAATGAGGGAGTCAACCTGACTGATTGCGAATACTGCATCTTCGCCAATCTCAATGCTTCGGAACTGGTTTCCATCCAAAGGGTGGGGCGTGCCTTGAGACACAGGCATCCCAAAATCATCATTCCTTACTATGTGAACACCCGTGAACAGGAGATAATGGAAAAGATGATTGAAGGATATGACAAACACCTCATCAAGTCATACAACAACATTAATGACATATTTAAGGAAAAATGAAATTCATTATCGATGAGAAACTCCCCACCAAGCATCATCTCACCCTTGCGCAGCTGTTCCTTCTTCTCTCCATAAGAAGCGACAGCCTCGCAGGGACCATCGATGAGCTTGTTGACAGACAGGCCATTGCCAAGACCGACACTGGCAACTATCTTATCACCCAGCATTGGAATGACGTGGTTGATGAAATCCTCGCCGACTCCTCCGGCCTTGCCACTGACGAGGAATGGCTTGTTAGTCTCGCAAAGGACTTCGCAAAGACATTTCCCACAGGCAAGATGCCTGGCACCACCTATTATTACAGGTGCAACACAAGGGAGCTGGCCTTGAGGTTCAAGAAGTTCTTTGCCCTGCACCCTGAGTACAAGCCCTCTGACAAGCTCAGGAAGCACATCATTGATGCGGCGGTAAGGTACAACCTTGAAAAAGACAGGGACCCTCGGTACAGGGTGCTTTCCAAGTACTTCATACTCAAGAACAAGCTTGTCACTGATGAGGACGGCTCAGGGCATTTTGAGGAGACCTCTCCTCTTGCCGACTATCTTGAGAATGAGGGACAGGAAAATCCGTCTTCCTCCGATGACTGGCTGACATTCCAACGTAATTGAACCATAAACAAAAAACCAAATGATTAAATGTACATTTACTGACAAGCAAGTCAAGACTTATGGCAGGTGCACTGTCTGCACCTTAAAAGGAAGTATCCCCCTTTATTCCTTGCCCTGCAAAATAATCGATTGGGTGTATGAACACCCCTGCGTCAAGGCTGAATGTGCCACAGGAAAGATAGAGTTCACAGTGTCAGCCAAGGCCGTGCAGTCCAATGACGATGGTTATGACGCCGCCATAGGCTCACGCCTTGCCGAGAGCAGGGCCAAGAAGAGGGCGTATAACTTCTGTCGTTCCCTTTGCAGGATGCTTGCGGAACATTGCAACGACCTTCTTGGCTCATACGTAGAGGCGATGGAAAGATTTGAGACATATACTGAAAAGGAAACGACGCACCAAAATGAAATATTAGCGCCCAATGAGTCTCATTGACAGGGTTCTTGGCAACCTTGAGGAGAGAAGACGGAGAGTCCTTGATGGTGGCATCAACTGCATCCCGCTTCCTTTCCCCTCCTTCCGCAGGGACTTCCCCGGCATAGAACAGGGTAAATATTATTTACTCAGTGGAAGTAGTAAGAGTGGTAAATCACAGATTGCCAACTACTTGTTCTTGTTCACTCCAGTTCTATATGCCTATCATCACCCTGAGAAGATAAGGCTTCAGGTGTACTACTATCCCTTAGAGGAAACCGCTGAGAAAGTCACTCTCAGGTTCATGTCTTACCTGCTCTACACCATGTCGGGGTTCAGGATCAGGGTATCCCCGTTGGACTTGCAGTCCGTAAACTCCGACAAGGTGGTGGATGAGAGGATATTGGAGATGCTGCACAGCCTTGAATACCAAAGCATACTTAGGTTCTATGAGGAACATGTGCACTTCATGTCCTCAAGAAATCCTACAGGTGCCTACAGAGACATCAATTCCTATGCAGAGGAAGCTGGTATAACCCATCGTAAGACCATCACTATTGAGAACAAGAAGACAGGGATAGGGCAGGAAAAGGAAGTTTTTGACTATTATGAACCCAAAGACCCTAATGAGTACGTCATCATCATTTGGGACCATGCCGCCAATACCGCATTGGAGCAAGGGAAAAACCTGAAGGAAACCATTGACAAATTGTCAGAGTATTTTATGATTTTTCGCAATAAGTATAACTATACTCCTGTGCTTCTTCAGCAACAGGGAAGCGAGACCATAAGCCTTGAGGCTTTCAAGTCCAATAAGATAAGGCCGACACTCAATGGAGTCGCCGACAGCAAGAACCCGCCTAAGGATTGTTCGATGATGCTCGGCATCACCAATCCCTTCTCCTTCGAGCTGCCCCGTTACCCCAACACCAGCACCGGATACGACATAACCAAGCTCAAGGGGTATGCAAGGTTTCTTGAGGTGGTGCTCAATCGTGAGGGTGAAAGCAATGGCATGATTGGACTGTACTTTGATGGTGCGACCAATTTCTTCACGCCCCTGCCCCCTCCCAATGACATGGCCAAAATGCAAAGGATATATAACCTTATCGCCAGCAACAGCAGGTCTAACTGACTCACTTCAATCTTTTAACACCAAGCAAAATCTTATTTCGGCTGTGATCATACTTGGTTATCTTTGCAGCCAGACACTTAAAATCCAGAGTAGAAGAATATAATTTATGGCAACAATTATCGCAATTTTAGGAGCTTCAGGTGATGGCAAGACCACATCCACCATCATAAATCCCGATGGCTCTTTTGACTTGGGAAACTATCAGGGAATGAATCCCAAGACCCATTTCATCCTTAACCTTGACAGGAAGACTCTCCCATTCCCAGGTGGGATGTGGTGTACTGAAAAGCGCAACTACATGGAGCCTGCCAACTTCGATGAGATAAGGAAAGCCCTCAGCTATTGCGCCAAGACTCCTGAGATAAAATCCGTGGCGATAGACACCGTGAACATCTATCTTGCCATGAAGGAGTTTAATGACAGGCGCAAGCTTAGTTTCGACCAATGGCGGGATCTTGCCAATGACGTGATTGAACTGAACATGCTCTGTAACACCACCTTGCGTGAAGACCAGATAGTGTATATCTTTGGCCACACCATGCTGCAGACCCAACAGGATGGCACGGAGAAACTTGTCTTCAGCGTCATCGGCAAGAAGCTTACCAAGACCCAGCCTGAAGGGTTTTATCCTATAGTTCTTATGACCCACGTGGAATACGGCAATGAGGGCGAGAACAAGTATTTCTTCCAAACCAAGGCCAGCCACTCATCCGCCAAGACCCCCTTGGGGATGTTCCCGGACTTTGAGATACCCAACAGCCTGAGACTTGTGGATGACACGGTAAGGAAGTATTACAA